CCTGGCCAGCCCAGCCACGCCGATATACAGGGAGTGCGGGGCTCCCATCACTTCATACGGATATGCGTTTGGCAGTCCCATCGGTTACTCCTGTGAAAGGGCGAATTCCAACTCGTGCTCGAGGTTCTTCTCGATCAGTTCTTCGGCGCGTTGCACCCCCAACGGGATGAACTTCGCGAACACATGCGGCAGAGACGGTCCGCGCAACTCCACGATCGGCAGACGTCTCCTGGCCTTCCGCTGAAACACACCGCGGTGCCCGCTGCGCATCGTCGAGATAAACGCGTTCGGATAGCGCTTCCGCTGCCCCTGGACGCTGGCGGTGACGCCGCGACCCTTCCCGCGGGAGGGCTCCGGTCCGCGCGCGTGGAAGTCGATCAAGGGAATACGGGACCCGCTGATGCTGATGGTCGCGCTGGCGTCGTGGTCGTCGATCCGTACCTTGACTTCATCGTTGACGGTCCGGACGCGGAGCCCGGTATCGCGCGCGACTTCGCGGCCCATGAACGTGCGCACGCTCGCCGCGGTGCGTCGCACCGCCCGGCGACGCGCGATCAGGCTCGCCGCACTCACGTGGTCCAGCGCCGAGAGCGCGTCTTCCGTGCCGAAGCGCACAGAGAAGCCAGCCATTAGGCCGTCGGGGCTCCGAAGGTTTCGCGGTAGTGAAACAGGTAGGAGAGGACCGCACCGGACACGTCAGAGCCAGACTGCCGCTCGTAGGACTCTTCCGACACGAGCCGGATGCCAGACGCGTTGTCGCGTCCTCCGGTCAGCAGGTCGATGAGGATTCCAGCGTCCAACTCCAGCGCCTCCTTGATGTCGGCCAGGCCGTCTTCCACGATGGCCCAGGGTTCCTCGACGTCTGGTGCCAACACGATCGCGACGTCCACCGCCAGCGACATGTACCGCACCCGTAACTGCTGCGACTCGACCACCGCTTGCCTGGGCCGAATCACCAACACCTGTCGGGGGTCGTCAGGCCCGAAGGTCTTGGCCTCCCCCATTTGCACGTTCGCTCCGAGATCCGTGCGGTAGTCGTTCGCGATCAGGATCCGCAGGATCAGTTCCCGCGTCGCTTCCAAGATCCGCCGGCGCCGGCTGTCGTTCGGCATTACGCACAGACCTGGCGCTTCACGTACACCCGGTTGTGATCGGCTTCCTGCCGGTCGTGGCCATCGACCACCCAGCTAACGTCCTCGCCGCCGCCCTTCTCTGGCGCCACGATGACCGTCCCGCGTGGCACGTTCGGCACATCCAACCTGGTGAGGGCGGCGATCCGGATGGGCTCCCGTCTCGTATAGTCCGCACCGATCGGCACGTCCTCGCTGACGGGGGTCATCCAGATCACGCGCGTCTCTACTGGGTCCAGGCCCTCGACGGTGACCGTGGCGGGCACTCCGTGCACGCTGAAGTTCACGTCCAGCGCGAGGGTTCGGAGTGCCCCGAAGTCCACGGCCGCGTCCTATCGGACGGTTCCGTCGAGCAGCACGACGCCGGTGGTTTCACCAGCGCCAGCTCCCACGGCTTCCACCGCGGCGCCGGCGAGCGTGTTGCCGCCAGACGTGGTCGTGAAGCGCGTGTTGCCGTTGTCCCAGTAGACGGGAACACCCTGGGTCCACGCCTGCGAGCCCACCTTCGTCACACGGAAGACGCCGCGCCGCTTGCCTTCGAAGGGCAAGGTCTGCGCGACGGCGGCCGCCGCGACGACGATGAACGAGCCGATCTTGTAGACACCCCCGCTCACCACGCCGCCTGACGGCGCGACGAGCGTGAGGATGTCGCCTTCCTGCTGGTAATTGATCATCTGTCTGTCTCCTGGACGCGGTTCCCGATCCTGTTCGTCGTCGCGCTGACGGCTGTCGTCTTACGACGCGCCCGTGCCTTCGTTGCGATAGAGTCCGCGCCAGTCGATGACCTTCGCGGCGAAGTCCAGACGGGCCTTGATCTCGACACCATCGACATCGAACCCGACGCGGTTCTCGATCATCGGACCCTCCTGGCCTTCCAGGTAGCCGAACTCGAGGATGTCGATGTTCGCTGGGCTCGCCGAGACGTACCACGCCGAGGAGCTGATCGCTTCCAGGCGAGGCTCAGCGATCACCTCCAACTTGCCCTGGAACGGATTGACGCTACCGGCGGCCTGGGCCTGGATGACCGTCACGAACTGATCCGCCAGTGTCTCCATCGACGGGGGCACCAAGAGATACTTGGCGCTGAGGTTCATCAGGTCGCCGTCGAGGCTCGTCTGATTGCGGAGCGCCGCGCGCGCCACCCCGAGTGACGCAATCGCGATCGGACCGAGCTGCAACACGCTCGCGTCATTCGCGTGCGCGGCACTGAAGAGCGCGTTGGAGTCGCCCATCGTTGGGTTCGACGTGATCTGCGCCCAGGCCAGGTTCGACTCGAGCACGCGCGCCTTGCGCCCGAACATCATCGGCACGCGGGCGAACGCTTCGGTGTCGTCGTTGATGAGCGCCTGGCGGGTGATCGCGAAGATGCGACCGTAGGTGGCAAGCTGGTACTGCTCCTTGCCCTCGCCGATCGTGCCGTGCGTGAACTCCCCGTGCTCGTTGACCTCGAGCAGCGCGGGTGCGTCCCCGATCTGCAGGCGACGAACGGGCTTGAAGTCCGGAATCGTGACCCGGCGGCCGAGGACCGCGAACGTCTGCGGCTGCTCTTCGTAGGCACGACGAAGAGTCTTGTTGGCGACGTCCGCCAACAGTTCTGAGAAGTCAGACGTGGTGTGCATTCCGGCCGCCCGCTTCAGACCGAGCGCCGCGCCGGCGAGCTCCATCTTGGAGAGGTTCGTGGTGCGCACACCCTGCGCCCGTAGATACGTGGCACCCACCTCGAGCATCGTCATCCCGCGGTAGTTCCGGGAGACGTCGTCGAGCTTGAAGTGCTCGGGGGCCAACCGATGCAACAACGCGCCCTCGATACCGGCACGCACGTGCACGAGCGGGTCAGGCCCGTCCATGCGCACATCAGGCGCACCGCCGCGCTGCGAGCCGCCGATCGCGTCACCGCCGCGCTTCCGGTGCTCGTCGAGGATTTCGGCCTGCGCCTTGACGAGTGGCGTGCCATCCTTGATCAGTCGGTCGAGCATCGTGGCCGGAATCTTCACGGCGCGTGAGGCCGCCATGATGCCCTCGATGCGCTCCCGTTCGGCCGCAGCGCCGCGCGCGGCATCCGTGGGCTCCTCCTGGTCCAGCTCCAGGCGAGGCTTCTCGACCTGACGGGTGGGCGCTCCGGGGTCCAACACGTTGGGCTCGACGAGGAATTCAGAGGCGAGGCCGCGCACCTGTTCGTCGATGCCCTCGATCTCCGTCATTTTCGCGTCGAAGTCCGTCCGCGCCTGATCGGTAGCGAACGCTCCGTTGCGACCCTTGAGAGCCTCAGCCTCACGAAGCAGCCGAGCGCGCTTTTCACGAAGTTCCTTCAACATGTGTCTATCTCCCTGAAGCGAATCGCGACCTGGGAACCCAGGCGCTCAGAAACTTGAAGCGGCGATCTCGGTCGTCGTCCGAGGCGTCACGCGTGACGATCACGCACGGATTGGTGATGGCTTTCTCTTCGTTGCGGACACGGGCGCCGGTATCTGCCGGCATCGGGACCATCGAAATTTCGTAGGGTTCCCAGTCCACGGCGGTGCGCACCGGGAGGGCGTTGTTCTTGCCTTGCTCTTCTTCGAACTTGTGCACGCGGTACCCGACGCTGACGGACCGGATGATCCCGTCGCGGACATCGCCCCAAATCGGCTCGACGTCGGCACGCTTGGAAAACCGAACGGTCGCACGGCCTTCCTTACCAGTGATCCTGATGCTGCCGGACTCAACCACGCCGATCTGGTCTTGAAGGGAGTAGGCAGAGTGGGCATTCAGGAGCGGCGCCCCAGAATTCAGCCGTTCGGTGCGGACGTGCTTCGGGTCGAGCGAGAGCTTCTCAATAAAGCGCTTCCCACTCATCCAGTCGAAGCGATCAACAGGCGCACCAGTCGAGAAAATCAACTCGACGGTGCGCGCCGCCTCGTCAACGGTCGCGACATTTGCGCGGACGCTGAGCGGCGGAATCTCAACTGTGCTGGGTTCGCGCATCGGGACCCTAGCGTCTCAAGTCCAACGCGAAGGCGTAACCCGGAAAAATGTAGGGTATCGGTTAGCGCCGATAGAGCGACGGGCGCGGCGATGGCAGCCAGCCCTTGCGGTGAATGGCGACAAGATGATCTTGCACCGTCGTCCAGTGCAACCCGAGACGGCGCGCGAGGAACCGCACCGATGGTGGCTCGCCAGCGAACTGTCCGTACCGCACCATCTCCGCGTAGACCTCGCGTTGTCGATCCGTGAGGGGTTCTGGTGGGACCGCTCGATTCTCAGGGGCGGACGGAATCATGTGACGAGGTCGTCCTCATCGTCGGGCTCGTTGTCAGAGTCCGAAGCCTTCGCTGGGTCGATCTCATTCCGTTCGAACTCTGTCTTCTCCGGGTTCGGAATTTCTCGATGTTCCAGGTCGCCAGGCGTCACCATGGTGTTCTGGTCAGCTCTGGGAATCATGCGACCCGCACCTCCCGCGCGGCCTCGTGGTCGAGCTCGCGCCAGATCGTCACCAATGGGGCCAAGGGCCCATTCGGCTGTTCGCGCCCGAGGCAGGCGACCCGCAACGCACTCTTGACGTGCACGACTCGGGTAACGGCCGGGTTGAACGTCGCCCAGGCCGAGTCCTCGCAGTTCCACTCCGCGCAGGGCAATGTCTCGATGCGAATCGTGGAGCCGAGCACGGCCAGCATGTTCGCCAACGCTCCTTGGTTGATACCCGCGTATTTCTGGCGCCAGCCCTGACTGGATCCCTTGTGCGGGTCCTGCAGGAGCAGTCTCCTGTTTTCAAATGACCATTCCCGCACGAAGACCCGGACCGGATCGGAGACGCGCAGAAAAATCACGCCCGCGTTGAACGGGAACCGCGCCGACTTCGTCGTGTACGCGAAGTCGAAGTTCTTGTCCCAGACGTCGTCGAGCGACCGGAGCACCATCGTGTCGGCGTCCATCAGCACGATCCGATCACCCTCCGGGGCCATCTCCACGAGCTGCGCCCAATGGTCGAGTTTCTGGGTGTTCTGTTTGAATGACGATCGCGCGTTCGCGTGAATCATCTTCGGTTGGATCCGCTCGACGCGGACGTCCCACTCAGGACACGACCGCCGCGCCGAGTAGTCGAGCACGCGCGCCAGGCGCGACCACGGCCCTTGACCCGCTTCGAAGTAGCAGGCCTCGATGCGAGACTGGGTCACCGCTTGCCCCCGACGGCGTGCAGGAGGCTCCGACCCGCTGCCGCGGCATCCTCGGGTGCCGTCTTCTCCGTGAGCGCTTGCTGGAACTGCCCCGCCTGCGTCATCTTCCGCGGATCGCTGTCGAGGACAATGCCGAGATCGTCCAGCTTCTTGTTGAATTCCGCGATCTCTTCCATGAGGTCATCCGGGTCGTAGCCACGCTCTCGAATGGCTTCCGGCATGCTCGTGATCCCCGTCCGCACGTTCCGCTGGACCGCCAGGCCTTCGTTGACCGGATCGACCATCGCGAACGGTGGCGGCGTCCACTTGGCCATCGTGTCGACGTTCGCCTGGCCCATGACGGCCGCGGCCTGACGCGCCCAGACCCACACCGGATCGCAGAACTGGGGAATCAGGATCCGCCAGCGCCAGTCGTGAATCCGCCGTTCGTGGCGCATCCGAGACATCCGCGCCGCACTGAAGGGCATGTCCTGGTAGTCCCCGGTCAGGTCCTCGTACGTCACACCCAGACCGGTCGCAATCGCCCGAAGGACCGTCTTCGAATAGGCGTCGTACTCCCGAACCTGCGGCGGCTGCACGACCTCGACGGTCCGACCGGGCGGGACGTTCATGATCATCCCGGGCTCGAGGCTGTCGATCTCCGGGTTCTCCGTGGTGGTCGTGCCCAGTGCCGTCGCGCTGCCATCCACGTCGCTCGTGATGACCGCCAGACAGGCGGCGATTTTCTGTTTCATCAGCGTCGCGTCTTCGAATTCGTCGAAGTCCTTGAACCGGAGGAGCACGTTCGCGAACCACGACGCCGCGCGCACCTGCCCGCTCCGTGTCGGCTTGAAGACGTGCTGCACGCTCTCGGCCGGCACCCGGACCGAAGTGCCAAATCCCGACGAACTGGACCCGGGGTGTTCAGGGAAGAGCCAGTACGCGACCCGCCGCCCTATCGCGTCAAATTCCACCCCCTGGATGATGCGATTCTGGCTACTTGGGAGCGTGGACGTATCCTTCGAGGTGTCGAGGAAATCCGGATCGAGCACTTGGATCTGTATCGGGATCGGCAGGCCGTCGTCTGGCCGCCGCAACCGCCGCCTGACGATGCACTCCCCGGACTCCACGGCCGTCCGCATGACGAGCTTCTGAAGGCCGTAGAAGTCATGCCGGCCGTCGGCGTCACACGCCGTGGTCTCCGCCCAGGCCTTCCAGGCTTTCGCGAACCGCGGATCCGCCGTCGCCGGCTTCGCGACGATGCCCCACCCGACGGCGTCATCCGCGATGGTGGTCAACGCGCTCTCCGCATACGGGTTGTTCCGCACCAAATCCCTGGCGTTCTCTCGTAGGCGCGAGAGAGCCGGTCCGATGACCGCATTCGCGTCCCCGCTGCTCTTCCGCCACCCCTGCGTCCGGCGGCCACTGCCAGCCCCTTCGTAGTGCCGCAGCAAGAGCTCGGACGCCACGCGCGAGCGCACACGCCTGAGCTGCCACTGTGGCGCCACGGCGCCGACAACGCGGTCCAGCCAGTGTGAGCGGACGGTAATCTGTTCTGTGCCCTTCATCGGAGTCTCCCTCTCTATCGCCAGTGCGTGCGAAGCCACTCGTGTCGATTGAGCAGCGCGGAATCCCAGGGCTTGCATTGCCCGTGCATCACGACCAGGCGCGTATTCGTTGGCAACGTCCGCAGCGTACGGACCTGGTTCCGATAGCTGTAGACGCCGTCCTGCTCACTCCAGGTCGCTTCGCCGGCACCGAGGCACAACCCGATCCAGCCTTGGTCTGATCCGAAGCACCCCGCGGCCTTCGCTTGTTGAGGGCTCGTGTGCGGGTCGAACGTCGACCACACCTGCGACCGCGCCCCCGCCGTCATCAGGAACATGGACCCGTTGTAGAGGTTCCGAGACGTCCCTCGATAGATGACGAAGTCCTCGTGCCGGTCCCACAGCGGCGCCATATCGCCCGTCAACACGACGTCCAGGTCGAGCGAGACAAACCGGTCCCCGAACACGCGCGCGATCTCCGGGGAGAAGGCCTTCAGCCGCCGGTAGCAGCTAGGCTTCCGTAACCCGTGCGGACTCTTCAAGTCAGAGAAGTCGTCCCAGAGCGGCACCACCTCCACGCCGGCATCGAGCCCAGTCGGGTCATCAGTGACGCAGATGAACCGGTGCGGCCGCCGATACCGCTTGAGCACCATCCGGCGTAATACGTTCACGGCCTGCGCAGTGAAGTACGAGCGGTATCCCTCCGGCGGGCTCCACTTCCAACAGACCACAGAGAGGCTCACGCGACGCGCTCCCAGGGAATCGTGAGGCGGAGCGGCCGCCACTTGGAAATCCGATCCCGATCGGCCTTCGCCTCGGCCAGGCCATCGTTGTCCTGGCGTTCCTTCCGACCATAGACCGTGGTCTCCGCGTCTGGAATGACACTCGCGGGATACCGGATCAACGTGTCTGTGCGTACCACGATCGCCCGCGCGCGCGTCTGCACGCGATCGCGGAAGTCCGCGTCGGTTCCGTAGTATCCGCTCAGCCGTTCGTCGTACCCGCCGACGCGCTCATACATACCCGTCGTCATCAACCAGCTATTCGGGTGGGACTTCACGACCGTCATCGTCGGCGCATCCACACGAGCAAACCGGTAGACACACGCCGGCGTCAACGGTTCCGTCATCACCGCACGCCAGGTCGCCTCAGGCACGACGTGATCGATGTCCGTCATCAGGACCCACGGCGTCGCGGCCTGGTGCACCCCGAGGTTCCGACAGAACAACCAGTTCCAGCGCTTCTTCTCGAGCGCGCGATAGAGCCGTACTGACGCCAGGCCGGTGTCCTCGAGGACCGCTCGACGCTTCAGGGGCGAACAGTCGTCTACGACGATCACGTGTAAGGCCGCCCGGATGCCCTCCGCGTACGACCGCCACACCCGCTGCTGCTCGCGCAACATGCCAGGGTTCGAGAAGTACGGCAGGACTAGCGTCATCGGCCTCATGGACGGGCGAACACGAAGTCCTGCCCACGTTGTCGGGACACTTCCTGATACCCGTGCGACGCGAGCAGCTCCCGCACGAGTTCCGGCGTCTTTCCGTATTTCAGCGTGTGCTGCCGGAGCTCCACCTGAATCAACTGTGGATGACACCGTTCGATCGTTTCGGCAGCGCCGGTGAGGGCGTGCCACTCGTAACCTTCGATATCCAACTGCAGGAAGTCGAGATCGGCGAGGCCGAGGCTGTCGATCGTGATGACCTCAATGCCTTCACCGTCAAGGAGGATCCGATGCGATCCCGTGCTGCACCGCTTCACCGAGCACGTCCGGTTCGCTTCGCCAAGAGCTTTCGCGTGGACTTCCACCGTCGGCGGCACGTTCGCGATGAGCGCCTCGCGCGAGGGCCCGTCCGGTTCGAAGCTGATGACCCGATTGAAGACCTCGGCCATTCGCCGCGGCCAGAGTCCGACATTCCCGCCCGCCTGCAGCGCGGTCCGCTTTCGCTTGTTCTTGATTTGACTGAGGCTCCATTCGAGCGACTTCACATGGCGGAAGCTGAAGTCCCACTTCTCGAGGGGAATGCCATCAGGGAACCAGAGCCCGTCACGTTGAATCACGCCGCCCTCCACTGCTCGTTGAACCACGGCCACCGGTCGGCCGCGATGTGCGGCTTCGGCTTCTTCACGAGGACCACCTTCGCCGCCGCAGGCCATGGCGGCTGCACGCGCGAGATCCGAGGGAACCACGCGTACGGCATCCCGAGTGCCCCCCTGGCCGTCAGCGCATACCACTCCTGGTCGGTGCTCCAGACCTGCGCCACGTCCGGCGTCCACTCAGTAAACAGATGGTCCTGCGTGCCGGCGTCCCACGCGATCACCGAGCCCTGGTATTGCCGAAGGATGGGCCGGCCGAACCGATCGACCTCTCCTGGTTGACGCTCGTTGCGGAGCTCGTCGGTCCCGAGCGCCAGCTCGGCCGGCATGTCCACGATCGGATCCAGCGGGCCGACCACGAGCGTGTCGAGATCGAGATAGAGCATCCGTCCCGTGAACCCCTGCGCCGGGTTGAAGATTTGCAACTTTGTCCACAAGGCGATGCACCCAGGGAATGGCGCCACACGAATCGACTCCACACCCGGGGGCATCGCCTCGGGTTGGTCCGTGAGGCAGACGAAGCGATGCGGCCGAGACAGGTGTCTGGAGACGCCTTCGCGGAGACGTTGCACGTATTCGACCGTGTACGGATATTCCCCGCGCACGAAGAGGCAGACGACCGTCAGCGGTGTCATGGCTCGAGCACCGCGACCCAGGCCTTCCCGGGTTTCTTCGCTGGCACCATCGACGGCGGAGGCTTCACCACGAACCCCACCGCCTCAACGCGCGCCTGCCACCACTCTCCAGGCTGGATGATGAGATGGGCGTTCCGTCCGTCTGATAGTTCCTTGTTCGCCGGCCTGGTGCTCACCACGAGGAACACGGCCCGTCGCGCCAGCTGCCGGATGTGGGTCAGGACGTTGTCGAGGAATTCCGGCTCGATGTGCTCGAGCACGTCCGTGCAACTCACCACGTCTGCGAACACCGGCGGACGGTCCTTTCCGGGAATTGCCGGGTCGTATTCCCGGCAGTCCAGCGTCGATGTCTTCAAGGTCACCGCCGCAGCCAGCGACCCTTGACCACACCCGTAGTCCAGCAACGAACCTGCCCCGTATTGTTCGCAGACCGCGATCACCGTGGAGGCCCAATGCGACCCGCGCGCGCCGTACCCGCGCGGCATCGCGTGCAGCGCCTTCTGCTGGTGGAGGTATCCGCTCGAAATACGGTCCTGGAGATGAATCACGCGGGCACCCGATACTTGAAGTCGCGACGTGTCGCGGCGGTAAACGGTTCGACGCGATAGCGCTCCGGAGGAAACCCGGCGTCGCAGGCCTCCGCGTAGAGCGCATTGAAAGCGGCTTGCACATCCGCGCGCGGGTGAGCGCTTGTCTCGCCGTTGTACCAATGCTTGCGGCCTTCAGCCTTGAGCCTAGCCAGGGCGTACGGCAGGTGGCACTGGTGCTCAATCCTCGAGTAGTGCAGCGCCTTCAGACGCGGGTCCTGCATGGACTCGTATTTCCCACCGTCGATGCAGTTCCAGTCGCCCTCGTAGGCCGTGAGCAATTCTCGATGCTCCCGAAAGTAGTTCGTGAACGTGCCGTTCACGTCCGGCATCTGCTTCAGCGCCTTGAGGCTCGGGATGTGTCCTTCGGCCTTCTCGCAGTCGAACACCATGCAACTCGTCTTGAGTTTTCCCTCGGGCGAATGCAGAAGGATCACGTTCGGCACCGGTTGATGCCAGAGTTCCGCGATATCCGCGAGGAAAAAGAAGTCGCTGTCGACGTAGATAGCCTTGCCTTCGTAGCCGCACGCCGCCGGAACGCCCCAGCGAAAGTGCGTGAAGGGCGTGCGTCCACTCTCGGTGTGCCAGCCGCTCCACGGTCCTGCGGCAGCTTGCTGCATCCAGACGATCTCGACTGGCTCCGACGCGAACTTGCGCACGCTGTATTCGAGGACGGCCTGACTCTCAAGGTCGCAGTTGGTGCCATCAGCGCCGACGAACATCCGGATCATGCGGCCTCCGGTCGTCGCTCAATCATCGAGGCGAACTGCGCGCGCAACCCATCCTCGAGCGTGACCGTCGGATGGAAGGCCAGGTCCGCCGCGGCCGCCGACGTGTCCGCGTAGGTGTGACGCATCTCCCCCGGTGGCGCGTCTACCAACTGAATCTGGAGGGCCAGGCCGGTCACTTGCTCCACCAGACGGAAGACATCGAGCAGCGACACGCTCGCCCCCCCGCCGATGTTGTAGACAGCACCTGGCGTCCCACGTTCCACCGCGGACACGGTCGCCGCGACGGCATCCGTGACAAACGTGAAATCTCGCGTCTGCCGACCGTCACCGAATTGGGTCACGGCCTCACCGCGCACCACGGCCCGCATAAAGCGCGAGAACCCCATATCCGGCCGTTGCCGTGGTCCGTAGACAGTGAAGTACCGCAGCGCCACCGTCGGCACGCCGTGCGCGACGTGGTACGCATGGCACAGTCGCTCGGCCGCCAGTTTGGTCACGCCATAGGGCGACACTGGCTCAAGGGGTGACATCTCTGGCACTCGCCAGTGGGCGCCCACGTCGCCATATACCGAGGAGCTCGACGCGCACACGACCTTCTCAAGCGGGAGCCCGACGCACGCCTCGAGCAGTCGCTGCGTCGCCTCGATGTTGTGATGCACGTAGGTCCGGAAGTCAGCGCCCCAACTGTCCCGCACCCCGGCTTGTCCGGCCAGGTGCACGACGTGCGTCACGCCTCGGAGCAGTTCGGGAAGGGCGACGCTGGCGATCTCGCCTCGAATCAGGGTGAACCGAGGTTGCGTGAGGAGCCAGGCGACGTTCTGTTTCTTCAACGCGGGATCGTATGCCGACGTGAAGGCGTCCAGGCCGATCACCTCGGCGCCGTCGCGGATCAGCCGCTCTGAGAGATGCGACCCGATGAACCCCGCCGCGCCCGTCACGAGGACTCTCACAGAAACGCCTCCAGGGGCTGGCGCTCGAACGCCTGCACGCGCGAGATCGGCGAGCAGTTCACGATACGAATCCCTTTCGACTTCGCGTCGTCCGCGAGGTCATAGAGCGGCGCCATGTGCCGAAGGAAGTTCGACGGTGAGGGATTGGGCATCCGGTAGCGTTTGTCGTCGTTGAACCACCTCCCGCCGGTCATGTCGTAACCAAGCATCACGATCTCGATCGCCCCGAAGTGATACGCGAGGTTGATCGCGCTGGTGCCGCCGTCGTACCCGGACACCATGGTCCGGATGTCACAGAGGGCCCCGTGTTCCTTCGACCGTCCGACGCGCTTCGTCTGCGGAGGGAGCTCCGGGCACCGCCGGCCGCGGTTCACGATGTAGGTCCCGGTGAAGTGCGGCACAAGCGGCGCCGAGACCTTGGCCTCGCGCTCACCGGTGATGAACAGCACGTCCGCATCGGGCCGCAGGAGCACGCCGTGCTTGACGGCAATGACCCGACCCTCCAGCTTCGGAATCAGATCCCGCTGTGCCTTGATGCTCTCGCCACCGCACAGGACGAAGCATCGAGCCCCTGGCCACTCGCGCGGGACCGACCAGGCGTCACTCATGCGACTTTGTCCTCGTCGGTGACGATCATCAGTTCGCCTTTGATCTGTTTTTTGTAGAACATCCCGACGTGCCCGAGGTCGATCGCGTGCACCCCCTGCGCGCAGAGGTCGACCGCCATGACCGTCGCCGTGGCACCGAGGCAGAGAATGGCCCGTTCCGGTGTGCCGATCCGCTTCAAGAGCGACGAGTAGTCGTACCAGGCGTTCTTTCGTTCGGTGACGACTTCAGTGACGGGCCCGGAGCCATGCTGCACGAGGAGCTCACCGGTCAGAGACTTCGTGCTGCCACGCACCAGCGTGACCGGTCGCCCGCGCCAGAGTGACTCGAGCTTGGCCCAGTACTCGGGCGTGTGAATCCACGGCGCCGAGTCCGGCCGCGTGATGAACGAGCTCGCGTAGGACCGATCCACCAACAACTTCTCGTAGTGCAGATGGGCATTCCAGAACTTCGACTTCGGCGTCTCGCTGAGAATGTTCGGGATCCCGACCAGGCACTCGCCCGAGTCCTTCAGGATGTCGCAGAGGCGTTGCGCCAGGCCGGCGTCCGCGTCCTGGGACTTGATCCATCGCCCGGCAGCCACCTTGAATTCCCCGTCCCCGTAGCGCGCGATCGAGCGCCCGGACAGCACCAGGTCGAGCGTGTCCATTTCACTGAGGACGTGCGGGTAGCTCACAGCGATTGCTCCCACGGAAAGTTCATCACCGTCGGTGGAAGCCCGGCCGCCAGCTTCTCTGCGATGACGCGATCGTTGTCGACCGTCCGCTTCGCCTGCCGGCGGAAGACGTACGGGTCAACGCCGTCAGGGGCACGCATGCTCGCGTCCGGAATCACCTCGCGGGAGTAGCGCACGATCGGCGCGTCCATCAAGAGCGTGGTCCCGTGAGCCTTGAGTCGTCGGAGGAAATACCCATCCGTCGCATAGCCCTGGAGGTCCTCGTCATACCCACCCAGCGCCCAGAAGTGCGCCTTGCGCACCGCGAACGTATTCGTGTGCGGGTGAGGCACCCCGTTCTTCATCTTCGGCGTCAGGTCGGGCGCGTCGAGTCGATGAAAGAGAAAGACCCCATCGTTCACCCGAGCGACACGCTCGAGCAGCACCGCGAGGCTCTCAGCTGGCAACACGTGGTCCATGTCAGTCAGAAACAGCCAGGATCCGTTCGCCTCCCTCGCGGCGAGGTTCCGCGCGCCGTGCTGATGCCAGGGACGGTCCTCGAGCACACGGTAGATGCGCAACGGTGGCAACCCGTCGGGCCGGGGCACGTCCATAGCCGGCTCGGGTGACCCATCGTCGACGAGCACGATCTCAATCTGGTCCTTCAGCGCAGACGGATAGCCAGCCCACACGGCGTACTGGTGGGCCAACATGCCAGAATTGCGATAGAACGGCAGACAGATCGAGAGCATCAGATGCCCTTCGAGGTCGCCGCGTAGCGCGTGCGCGATCCGTTGACCGCCGCTTCCATGATCGCGAGCTGCTTCAACGCCGCCTCATGGTCGAACGTGGTCGACTGGTCCGCGAACGTGGTGGACTTCACGCCCGCGAAGGCCGCGATTTGTGCTTTCAATGCATCGATGTCCGCTTGTGTGTAGGCCATCAGTGATCCTTTCTCAACCAACTCCCCTGCCGGCGTTGCACCCATCGCGGTTTGGCCGGAGCCGGCTCCGGGTTCGATGGTTCGGTCTGGCCTGGCACCTCAGCCGCCACTCGTGGTTCCTCACCAACGGCCCGCTCGAGCGCGGCCCAGTCCGATTCCTTGAAGCGATCCAGCCCCGCGAGCGCCGCGGCACACCGCGCATACACCCGGGCGTCAAGGAAATGGTTCTCACGGCCAGGAATCTGCTCCCATCCGAACACCGTGTAGCCGCGGTGCTTCTTGGACACGAGCTGCTCGGCGGTCAACTGTCGGAAGAACTCCTCGCCGTATTCAGGGAAGTGGCAGTAGCCTGGCGGGTCTGTTTGACCCTCAGCGCGGCCTTCATCCGTTGGCGCACGGAGCGCGAGCCATCCGTAGAGCTCGCTCTTTGCCATACTCGAGGAGATGGGCCATGCCTTGTAGCCGCCCTTCATCCGACGGCCGGACACGTTCACGTCCACGCGTGACGGTGACCCAATCAGCACGTGCGCCGACGGCGCACCGAACACGGCAATCACGCGGTTCATCGGATACTGACGGCACCAGCCCGACACAATCTGTCCGTTGAATCCGATGTCGACGGCGAGCATGGCAATCGACAGCGCGGGACCGGTCTCACGTGGATACTCGCGCTGCAGCATCGCGTGCAGCGCCGGCCAGGGTCCCTTCGCGGTGTCAGAGGTATCGCCGGGGATGATGCCGGATTCGATCGACCAGGACCGCTTGTCGCGTCCCCATCCAACGATTTCGTAGACGAGCCGCTCCTTCTGGACGTCGACGCCAGCTGTCAGGAACAGCACGCCCTTCGGGCAGGACCCTATCGGGTAGGACTCACGACGCGAATACAACCGGTGCCACTCCGGCGCTTCGCCCTTGTCCTGCCAGGGCTCCCCGATCACCGTGTTGATGTACGTCTTCAGGTGCTCTGGTCCGGCGTGCGTCGCCGCCGTGAACTCCGAGAACAGTTGCCCCCAGCTCGCATTGGGCGAATAGCTGTAGGCGGCCCAGATATGAAAGCTCGCGTGCCCGTCGAACGGCGCCGGCGTCGGCGAGTCCGGGAACTGCGGATGCGGCCCTGGTCGCCACTCCCCCGCCTCGACCATGTCGCGCTTGTGGGAGTGCTCGACTTCGGATCCGCACGCGATGCACACGTAGACCGCGAGCTCCGGCTTCCCCCGCGGCCAGGCGAACGACTTCCGCTGGAGCACCTGCATGGCACCGCAATCCGGACACGGCACGTAGTAGCGGCGCTGGTCGCCGGCGAGGAAGAGCTGCTCGATACGTGAGCGCCCCTGAATGGTGGGCGTCGACCCCGCGATGATCTTCCGGTCCCAGTAATACTCGGTGCGCCGGATGCCGAGCTGAATCGGGTCGCCCTCCACGCCGGCGCTGACCGGATAACCGTCGGGCTCGTCGAATATGAGCACCTTCCTGGACACCCGCCGGAAGCCTCGAGCACTGTTCGCGCCGACGAGCTGCAGCGCGCCGCCGGGGAACTTCTTCAACAGGATGGTGTTGTTCGAGTCCCGAGTCGACGGCTCCGGCACCAATCGCGCGAGCTCGGGACAATCCCGCAGCATTGGGGCGATCTCTTCCTTCGAGTATCCCTGCGCGTCTTCGATCGTGGGTTGAACGACCATGATGGGACACGGGTCCTGGTGCATGTAGTAGCCCACGGCGGCGTTGATGCACTTCGTGTAGCCGATTCGAGCGCTCTTCATCACCGAGACCTGGGTGACGGAAGGGTCGGTGATCGCGTTCAGAATCCCGCGCTGGTAGGGCAGGCTCTTCCACCGGCCTGGCTCGGCCGCCGATTCGGCAGACAAATAGAAATGCCGCTCGGCCCAGTCGGACAGACTCAGCCGCGGCGGTGGCCGCAGCGCATGTCGTGCTGAGGGATAGCCGACCTCGAGCGCGAGCTCCGCCGCGGTCACGCCGCCGTCCCATTCGCCGCCGGGTCCGCCAACCCCTCGAGCAGCTCACGCACGGCGCCGTCGAGCACGAGGATGTCCTTATGGCTGAGGTGTGGGAGCTGGTGCTTCAGCTTGGTCGGAAGGGCCAGGGCGGCATTCCGAATCCGGGAATACTCCTCGAGCTGTCGCGCCTCGCAGGCCGCCTTGTAAGCTCGAACGTCATCCTTCGGAACGAGCTCCCCGGATCGCACCTTGTAATCGAGCTCGGCGCGCTTCGCCTTCCAACGCTTCTCCTCGGCAGCCGCTTCCGAAAGTGTCTGCACGGGCTCATCGAGCAGATCCTTCGCTCGAGTTGTACCGCGCTGATCCGTGTACCGCGTGGTTCGCTCGGCAACGGATACCGGCGCCGTCGACAAATCGGTGTTCATTTCCCACTCTTGCCGGGCCAGATCTAGACTGGCGATCTTGGCCACTCCGTTTGCCCTACGAACGACGGACTTGCTAAGTCGACCCGTTTCGATGGCGCGCCCGACGGTCTGAACAGAGACTCCCAGTGCCCGCGAAAGCGCGCGCTGCGAAAGCCACTGGCCAGACTGATCCACGTTTGTGATCACCTCTCACCGCACCTGGTGCCTACCTGAAGCCTGCGACCGTCACACCCGCTCCACCGAACGCCGGCGGAGAACCTAGCCGCACCCCCCTCGCCCTCATCGGACACCGCCCATGCTCGGCGCTTGACGTCGCTCGTGGCGTTCGAACCCGGGCACGATGAGGCCTGCCGGTGTGCGTCCTTCCTCATCGACGGGGAGGCCGACGGCTTGGCGCCGTTGCTTGGCTTCGAGGGCTGCGCGTTGTCTCAGCCGACGTTGCGCCGCTTTGCCTCCTGGCTTTTCGTGGGCGATCCAGTTGGCCTTTGCGCCTGGCTTATCGAACTGTCGGAGAGGGCTGTTCATGTGGCGCTCGGATCGAACCGTCGGAAGTTGGTGACGTTCATCTTCACTTCATGTCCGATGGCCTTGTCGCCGTTGTCCCAGGTGAACCGGAAGTGGGCGATGTGCTCTTCCTTCTGGTGGGCGGCCGCGTCTGACCCCAGGAACTTCGTGTCATCCGGGGTGTAGGTGAACCGGAAATTGAACGGGACATCGTTGCCGTCTTGGTCCTGCATGGTTTGCAAGGTGTCGAAGAATTCCCCGCCGTTCTCGTTCAGCACGTCTTGCTGGTCGCGTCCGTTGATGACCGTGGCTTCACTTGCGGCGTAGTGATATAGGTCCAGAAAGATGCCGTCGAGCGCTGCCGTTTGGACGAGATCACCGGCCTCGTCTCGCAGCGTCATCACGATCACGCCAGACTGCCCCTCCCGCACGTTGATCGAGGTCTGAAATACCTGCACTCAGCACTCCTTGTGGACAACAGCGAGAGAGGGGGCACCATGGGCCACGTCCTCGATCGCTGGTTCGACGTGTGTCAGGGTCGTCAGGGACGGGCCGATGTGCGCTTCCTCGGTTATGGAGGGACACATATGCCGGATATGCAGGGACGGCGAGAGGCCGGCCACGTCATGCACGCAGATCTCTGTGTCGGGGTCCATGCGCCGCGATCTACGTGACCGGCTGCGGCTGCGTCAGGAGCGACAAGGCTATGTCGCCGACTTTCTTCAGCAGCGAGAGCACGTCAGCCGGATCGGTCGTCATCTTGATGTCCCGCACATAGGACACGCGATCGATCAGTCCATACAGGTTGTCGTCGGAGCTGTTGTGCTCCACCCAGAACTTCTGTAACCCCTCGGGACGCACGCTGAGTGGAACCTTGTCGAGTAGCCGTGTCAGCGTGTCGCGATCGGCGATCCACGCCGAGACGAGGTCGTAATCGTTGGCCCG